CAGATTCTGACGAAGTTGTGATGAATACGAGTGCAGCCGGGTATCACCGCAAGCCACTAAGTGCATTGTGGAGCTGGATTAAGAGCAAGATAGCAAGTGAAGTGATTCCAGATGTGGTGACAATTAAGACTTCAGCACTTACGATCACAACGGATTGGCAAGATACTGGTATCCATTCAACTGATTTGCCATCTGGAACTTATGTTATACAGTTTTGTGCCGATACGACCCCGTATTGCAATATTTGGGGAGACGTATTTTGTGGAGTTGCCCAGTGGTATGCTGAAGAGACAAACAGCGGTAATGCAGATGATATAGGTTTACATTGTTCTGGTCATTCTACAAACGGACAACATTTTTATCTTAGGACAATTCGTTCTGGCCGTTCCGAAGGGGTTGGTTTAAGACTTCAAATCAAAGGTTCTATGGCCGCAGATACATCTTCCACATTTACATTCAAATTCCGCAAACTGATATAAACAACGCATTGCAAATAAAACGTTTTATAAGGAGGCGATCACATATCGATGAGTGACGAAAAGAAAAGTTGGCTAGACAGAGCGGGTGCGGTTCACCTCTGGAAAACGATCGAGGCTATGCTCGGTACAAAGGTAGATAAAATCGAAGGATTCGGCCTGTCCAGCAACGACTATACAACAGAAGAAAAAAAGAAGCTTGCTAGTTTAAGCGACCCTAATGTAGCTACTACTGAAAACAATGGTTTGATGAGCTCGGCTGATAAGGCAAAGCTGGATGGTATTGAAGCGGGTGCTAACAATTATACTCACCCGGTATACGAAGCAAAACAGGCTGGACTATATCGCATTAGTGTGGATAACACAGGTCATGTGGCGACAGCAGATAAAATGACAAGTGACGAGCTGGCCGCAGAGGGTGTCTCCCCTGCCGATCATACGCATGACTTGGGCGAATTGGTAGATACACTGGAGACGAGTGCTGACGCTGTTGAGGATGCTGACACTGTTATGGTTGGCGCTACAGTTACGAGTGATGATGGTAGTGCAACTACGAAGTATACCCGCAGACCGCTGGCTGCTTTATGGAACTGGATCAAGAGTATGACAGATACGTTATATGCTGCTACTGGACATACACACAATTACGCTGGTTCTCCTGAACCGGGTGGCGATGCGCTGAATGCAATGAAGTTGAAAGGTTACGATGTCAGTTCGAGAAGTACAGGCTATTAGAATGTAATTCCTGCAGTTGGTGATGATGGTGTTATAGAAGTCGGTAAATATGTTGATTTTCATGCAGAAGATATTGGTGCCAATTATAAAGATTATAATATTCGTATGGTTGCTTATGACGATGGTACATTAGATGTCATTAAAGCGGAAGGACAACCTGCTACAATTACAGCAAATCTAAATGGCACTGCAAATTTTGCAACTGAAACACTGTTTGATAAAGCACAGTTGGTAAATTTAACGAGCCTTGACCAAAACACATGGTATCCGGTTGTTAGTATGAATACCATTCCATATAGTGGACTACGCCATATCAAATGCAACGTCCAACTAAATAGCGGCTCAAAACCATCTTGGAGTACCCACAGCGCTGGATTTACTGTAAATCTTGACTTGTTAGTCACTGCATTTGGTTAGGGAACAACACATATGCATAGTATCTGTTTGAATAACGATAGCGGTTGGGTAACATCTGGCGCAAATCCAGCAGGATATAGCCAGATGGGAAATGGTTCTGTTGCAGTTTTCTGGCTACGTGGTGGTGGTCAATATAGACTTTATGCAGATTGGGATGCAAACTGGCAACTGCAAACAAGTACATATACAAACAACAATCAAAGTGTTTCCCCTACAACGTCTTATCCAGGTGTAAGTGTGAATCGTTCTATCATTACAGCGAATATAGACGGGGGAGTTACGGATTACAACAATGGAAATAGAACAATTCGAATCGGCTATGCAGGCGACGGCCTTAACACGTCGAATCTGACGCACATTGCAGGCTATACAGACGACGGTACGAAGATTAAGGATGTCAATAAGGATGTTTTGAAAAGTTGGCTTGGAAATGGCGTCTCCGCCTCTGGCTGGAATTACGTTCGTTTTGATGACGGCACCCAGATATGCTGGGGTTCATGTGGCAATAACTCATTTTCTAGTTTTGGCGCAGCTTTTGCCAACACAGATTATCGCATTGGTATGAGTGAATGGAAAAGTAGCAGCTGGGAAAACTATGCAATTGGTAGTAAATCAACAACTGGTGTCACCCTGCGAAGTGAAAATAATACGATGGAATATATTGCAATTGGACGATGGAAGTAAGAGGTGATATATATGGATGAAATGAAAGAAATCGAAAAGAATGAGGAGACAGGAGCACCAAGCGAAACTCCTAATGAGCCAGTTGAAGAACCACCTATTCTTCCCTCTATTGAAGATGTTGTAATTGGCTATCAAGTAAAGAAACCCGTTGAAACACAAACAGAATGTGACGTGTATAGTGTTGTTGTTGCCGCCGTGACAAAACATAACGAGACTGCGGTGTCCGGTGATTACTACTGGATGATTGCTGATTTAGACGACTGTTATGAAGTACAACAGCATGAACCAGTTCCTTCAGATGATGTGAAGCTTGAATCTCTCAAAACAAGTAAAATATCTCAGTCAAAAATTGCTCTCTCCACTTTCCTGTCTCTGCATCCAATTCAATGGTCTGATGGCAAGTATTACAGTGTCACCAGCGAGAAGCAAGCTCTTCTTACAAGCAACCTTGCCCTGTACCAAATCTCTACAGCCGCCGGGCAGTCTTTTAAACTGACATGGAATTCTACCGGCGATGAATGTGTGGAGTGGACTTATGATGATCTGGCCGCTTTGGCACTGGCGATTGGCACGTATGTTAAACCGTTCGTGTCTCATCAGCAGGAATTAGAAATCGACATTAAGGCTTGTACGACCAGCGCAGAGGTAGATGCTATTGAAATCAGTTATGATGCTGTACTGGCAGAATATCTGGATCTTCACGCAGACAAGGATGTGGCAGAATGAGCAACAAACTTCGTGAACAAATCAAATGTGCGCTTCTCTTTTTAATTGGAGGGGCGCTTTATTATTGCATTGAAATTCTGTGGCGCGGGCATTCACACTGGACGATGGCAATTGTTGGTGGCATCTGTTTTCTTGTGATCGGCGGACTGAACAACTATATCCCCTGGGAAATGCCGCTCTGGAAACAAGCTGGTGTTGGAGCGCTCTTTGTGACTGCTATGGAGCTTGTGGTTGGTATCCCGCTAAATTTGATGCTTGACTTGCATATCTGGGACTACTCTTCCCTGCCGTTCAATCTGTTGGGCCAAATTTGCCTGCCGTTTACAGTGCTATGGTTCTTCCTTGCGCTGCTGTGCATTTTTGTTGATGACTGGCTGCGTTACGTTCTATTCAATGAAGAGCGCCCGCATTATCATTGGCGTACTGTATGTGATGGCGGAAAACGCACATAAAGAGAAAGAGCCCCTGTGACGATGGCTACATCACAGAGACTCTAACTCACGCAACAACTCATAAAAATGAGGTTGTACTAGCCCGATGGAGGGTTTGTACTACTCTCACTATATCACGTTGATAGGAATTTGTCAATTGAAAGGAGGAATTATGGCGCAGGAAATCTTAAAGCCCATGTTATTAGACGAAACAGGCAAAGAAATCGTGACAGCACTGAACGCTATTGTTACACAGCTAACCGAGATCAATGAAACACTGAAAGCCAAAAACACAGACAGTGGTACGAATGGTGGTGAGAAGACATGATAGGAAGTTTGAATGTCGCACCTCACGTCTATTCTTTTACCATACAGCAGCTGTAGACAATGTTACTGAGCATCTGTGGTGGCATCACTGCTATTTCAGCCGCTATCGCTGTTATCATAAAGGCAATCAATCATGCGAAAGCCCCGGACGACAAGCAGAACGAGCGACTGAATGCTCACGATGCAGAGTTTGAGAAAGTCAATAGAAAGCTGAGTGCAGATAAAGACAGGCTCGACCTGTTTCAATCCAAGCTGGTCTCATTAGAAGAGCACCAGAAAGAAAACAGTATTACGCTGGAAGTACATGACCGCAAAATTCTCGAATCAGAACAGCGTATCAGTCACAGTGAGCAAGGCAACAATGTCACCATGAAGGCTCTGCTTGCACTCCTCAGTCATGGTATCGATGGCAACGCGATCGAGCCAATGAAGGAGGCCAAGGCTGCACTTGAGAACTATTTGATTGATGGTCAGAACAACACAAAGAATATTATGAACTAACCCGAGACTGCGTGTCCCGGGCTTTTTATTTTGGAGGTTTATTATGATGGATATTATCAATGAGCTGGTTTCTGTTATCGTCCGCCTGGTTATTGCTGGTGCTGGCACTGCCTTTATGGCCTATGGCATCCCCTATCTGAAAAAGATCGGTGTGTACAAGCTGGTACAGATCGCTGTCCGTGCCGCAGAGAAGCTGGGTGCAACCGGCGCTATCGAAAAGGCCGACAAGAAGAAATACGTTATGGAGGCTCTGGAGCGTCTGGGCGTGAAGATCACTCCGACCATTGAGACCATGATTGAGGCCGCTGTCAAAGAGATGGACATCCAGAACGATAAAATCAAGGACGAGTTCAAAAAGAATTGAAGGTGTAATGAAATGGGTGTTATTACATACTCTATGAAGAAGGACTAGAACAAAAAGGTGTCGGCTCATTTTTCCGTCTATGAGTTCGCCTGCTCTGATAAGAGTGATACAGTTCTGGTCGATAGTCAGCTGATTGAAGTGCTGGAACAGATCCGCGCTCACTTCGGTGCTCCTGTCCATATCAACTCTGGGTATCGTACTCCTGCTTATAATATCTCCATCGGTGGAAGCCCTCGTAGCCAGCATTGCCTTGGTACTGCCGCTGATATCTGGATCAAGGGTGTTGACCCAATTCGGATTGCACTATATGTATCTTCCCTGCCCTACTTCGCCAAGAGTGGTGGTATTGGATATTATAGCCGTGCTGTGCTTACGAGCGGCTTTGTTCATGTTGATGTGCGCACTACACGCAGCCGCTGGATCAGTAAATCCGGTACAAAATATATAAGCGTAGCCAATCTTATGCCGACTATCAGACAGGGTGCGAAAGACGCTATGAACGGCGCTTCTTATGCTGTGACTGTACTGCAACGGCATCTTGGTGTTAAAGCTGACGGCATCTTTGGCGCGAATACCAAGGCGAAGCTGATTGAGCATCAGAAAGGACACGGGCTGGTTGCAGATGGCATCTGTGGACCTGCTACATAGGGTTCGTTTTGATGGCAGATAACCAGAATACATTTCGTGCAGGAGACAAAATCAAATTAGACGGAATATTATTTTCAAACAGCCAAACACACTGCGGTATGCGCCGCTCTGGTGAATGGTATATTTTTGATGGGAAACTTGTGAACGGGCGCTATCGAGTGACAAATCTTGAAAGCCGCATTGGCAAGTATCCAATTTCAGTCAATGTATCGGGCTATGTAGAACCGAGTGATATTGAGCTGATATAAAACGAATGGGGTATTGATCCTTAATTGGACTGGTACCCCATTTTTTAGCTTTGATTATTTTATTGATTCAGACAGCCACTCTTTCCAGCCGCCAACTGTGTGTGGGCAATTATCCTGCTGTGCGACCAGTTCATTTAAGAGCGCTGCCAGCTCATCATCTGACAGTTCTCGAATAGCCTGTGCTTTATTATTTTTACGCCCAAATTCATCCAGGCCATGTTTATGTAGAACGAAGCCAAGTGCGACATCAAGTATTGCTGGATTGTTCATTGGAGTCGTCACCTTTCATTGCTTTAAGAGCTTCCTTCATTTCTTGTTCCCAATTAGGATGCTGATCAATATATTTTTGGTATATCATCTTCTCAGCTTCTTTTCGAGCTTTGATTGCATCGTCAATATCTTCATACATACCAAGGTGGATTCGCCTACCTTTAAAGGTTATGGTCGCTTTATAATTGTTACCATCTTTGCAAACACCTGTCACGCCAGTGGTCGAATTACGATTTATCTTTCCTTCGAGTCGCGCCTTTATAGACGTTAAGCTGGAACCGTCTACGTTTGATATCTTTTTAATTGCCTCAGCAGGCTTAGCAATATTATTCGTGCATTTCATACACTTGTTGATTTTCTTCACTTGAGACAAACGCATCTCTGCTGGACGATTACATAAAGGGCAAAGCCCAGTACAAAAATAATCTCGTTCTCCTTCTTTTTTATAAACGTCGGTTATCTTCCATCCGTTTATGACAGAGCCGATATATTGTTCTCTGCGCTTTTTTAGAATAGATTCGCTACGTTTTTTATCGCATCTTGTAGTTTTAGTTGGACGACCACCATCTGGTTTCATATTACTTTTCCTCTTCAGGTAGTGGCCCAAGCTTATACATCCAGTTCGGGTCTTTCCGCATTACAAATGGTTTTCTTAGCTCACAAAGATGGTCATGTCTCGCTTTATATTCAAAATAATTTTGTTCGTGCTCAGGAGTTTCACGGTTCAACTCGTACATAACATATTGCTTGCGAAGATCTCGAAGCGCTTTAATAATAGCATCTTCTTTTTCCATAGACATTGGTTCAAGGGCATCAATATAGTCATATTCACCAGTCGCGTCAAACTGTCGCTTTGCTTCTGCACTAAGCATTTTCCAAGTGATCTCGTCATACGCCAGCTGATACATCATTTCGTCGCTATAATGAGAGTATGGATCAACAATGCCGGTACCTTTTGATAGTTCTACGTCGCGATCGTGTTGTTTTTTAATTTGTTTCTCGGCTTCTTCTACAACGGCATCCATATCAACGTTCATGGAGACACCTTTGTATTGCACTACAGATTTGAAACCGAGCTTCTCACACATAGTCATCGTTGATATCCTCCTGATTTATTTCATACCCGTTCTTTTGCAGATAACAAAATCTTGCGGTAGAATCCATCAGCAAACCATGCGCCTTCCCAACGATGCGGCAATGGCTTCTTCAGCACTTCGATATCCACAAGACTCATAAGGCCGGTACTATCGTCTCTAAAAACTTGAAGGCGGACGATTCTATTCTGCTCCAGACCGATTTCGCGAGTGATACGACCTTCTTCATCAAACGGATCTTCGCACACCCATTCTAATGCCTCTAGGAAGTCCTGTGGCGTGATATCTGTATGCTCGACCCAGTTGTTACATATGCGGCTTTCTCCGGCTTGTACGATTCTCTTTTTGATCTCGTAGTTCGCAGAAGGATTCGTCATAGTTTTCGCCTCCGTTTTTCTTTGATTATAATTATATCACGGGCTGTAACCAATAGCAAACAAAAAGGCGCAGGTTACCCCACGCCTTGTGATGATGCGCCGCTTGGCACATCGGTTCAAATACGGTTTTCAATTTTAATGCTTCTACTAAAAAATCGCCGGATTGTCACATCAAGGCTCTGTTAATTAAGACTCAAAATCGGACTTGATTGCTACGCTTTGTGCGGTCTGTGAGTGCACCGCTGTGGTGTAGATAGAAAATTGGTGTAGTAGTGGTGTAGTAGAGAAGAAAACCCCTCTATTTTAATCGTTTTTTCGTAACTTTTACAAATAGCGCTCAAATGTGTTCAAAATAAGGGAACGGCGTGTAAATTACAGAAAGAGAGCTTTTGTGCGGCATAACAACAAAAAACGCCGCCTCCCAAAGGAGACGGCGCTGAAAAGACCAGTAATTACTTACGGCCGAAACGCTTGTTGAAGCGCTCAACACGTCCGCCGGTGTCAACCAGCTTCTGCTTACCAGTGTAGAA